CTGTTTTTCGGTGGCCTCGTCCATCTCTACCAGTGAATCAGAGGCAACCTCAATCCTGAACCCTCTGGCTGGCTCAGACTTGAGCAGCATAATGGCCTGCTCAGCATATTGAGCATCCATTGTCCCCATGATTCCAGACATCTCGACAAGGGTCTGGGGCGCGTAAAAATCGCACATTATCTGGGCTTTTATTCTCAGCACTTCCGAAGCAAACTGAGCCACTTCTGTTTGTCTTGGTTTTATTCTCAATGAAGCATATTGGCTTTTTATCTGTTGCGCGGCTGCGGTTTCCGAAGCTATCGTTGAACCGCGAATAATGTCAGATATTCCGGTAATCTCATACACTACCTGTTTCGCCTGCTCTCTAGCCGCGTAGCATTCACGTAATGCTTGGAGTACAGAATCCAGCGGCATGAAGTCAACCACACCCTTTAGACCGCCTTTTTCCGCAAAAGCTGCCCAAGTGTCAACAGATATCAACTGGTTATCCACGCCCTCGCTTAACATCCTCTGTACGCTTTGCTGGCTTGCGTCATAGACACCCACGACTTTAACCGCTTCGACTAACTTTGCTATCCGGTTGGTTAGCATGTCAATCTCTTCGGCTTGGTCTTGATAAAGGCTGTAATCGGGTATGGGTACTAAAGTCTCGGTGGTTTGAGTAGCAAACAAAGGCTTGGGGCACGGCCAGAAACTATCTAAACCGAGTGGGTCGTCTTTAATGTCCAGCGTCTTAGAGTATCCCTCAGACACCCAGAAAACCTGCTTTGTCGTCTTGCTCCATATTTCCCAGACAACGGCTTTTTTCATGTCGTCCAGGCCTTCAACACCCATTTTTTCCATTTCATCTAGGCCAACAGGTTCGTGAGTTAATGGAACTTGCTTAAAATCCTCGCCAAATCGCTTAATGCCATCCTCTTGGCTCATGTACACCCTACGGGCAATCCATGTCACCTCATCCCAACATCTAGCGGGTGAATATCTCACATCTTTCCAGAAGACATAATCTACTGGGGTGCATTCGTATTTATACGGCGCGTTGGGCATAACTTGCGCCTCGCCGCCCTCTTCACCGGGCAAAGCGTCAACAGGCTGGGCTAGTTCTTTTTCCTCGAACCGCACCCACACCGTGCCGCGTCCGGGCAGTAGTCTGTCAATTATCGCCAGCTTCATCGAGGCGTCAAAGTCGCCCTTGTCAATCTCGTACTGTAAACAACGTTCTATAATCACCGAAGCAGTGCGACCAACAGGGTCAGAATCCTTCCAGCGTCTCGATACTTCGGCTCTAGGGGTTTTCCCGTATAGGGCGGGTTTCAGGGTCTCAACGTTTGACCAGAGTATATTAAACCTCTTACCATAAGTCGTGAAGTTTTTGCGGTCGTCACGATAACGCCGTATTATCCTGTCGCCACGCTCAATAAACTTTTCATCTTCACGTTTGGCAAGTTTTAACTCGGCCAGCCATTTTGTGCTTGCATCTACTGGGTTCATGTGGGTATTCCGTATTTTTCAAGAAGCGGCTTGTCGGTCATAATTCTTGACCAAGCCTCCTCTGGGCTTTCCGCAACGGCCACCAGTCTTTCGGGTGTTGCGCTAGTTTTTAACTCTGCGCCATTGGGAAATAGAAAATATGCTGTTTTGTCTTCACATTTAACAGGGTGCCACATGACATATTGAACCGCGCCAATTTTATCAATGGCTGGCGGCCTGGCTTGTGGGTGCGCTTGTACAAATATCATGGGACTATGCTCACTCTTACCGCGCCATTCGCAACCATAGGCGTACCGTTTGAATATGTCGCCAATGCGCCTGTCGAGACACACAAAGCGCCATCATTGGCTCTGGGAAGTCCGTTAGACCACACCACACCCACAGGAAGCCCAGCAGTCGCATCAACGTATCGAATCTGTCCTGCGTCTGTCATTAGAAGACCGTTAGCGTACTCATCACCACCAGTTGAAATAGCCCTGTTCAAATCACCAGATAAAAGCACACCGTTCTGAAATGTGTCTGTCGGCTGAATAGCGCCAGTTCCTAATTGCACTACTTCTGCTGATACTGTAAATATAGACATTAGTATCTTTCCTGATGGCGTTTAACGTCTTGCCACAATTCGTCTAAAGGTGCCGTAATTATGACACCGTTTTGTGCTTTTATGTTGAATTTTGCGGGTTTTTCGGGTTCTTTTGGCTTAATTTGCTCCGCTATCAGGCATCCGTAACTGAATCCGTCGCCATCATGTGATGCCCAATTGTGGTCTGGGTCACTTGAAAATATGCGTCTTTCCTCATCCCATATATAACTCCAAGCGCTTAAACCTTCTAGCCCTTTTTCACATTTGTCGGAAAATTCGCATCTTTGAATAATCCTTCTGGCGGCGTTTACTCTGTCAGATTTTTTGCTATCAGGGGTTATGTCAATTTTGTTTGCGCCAAACTTTTGTATGAATATTTCAACCGCGCTGTATTTTGCTGCGAATGTTTTTGCCCTTGCGTCATGCGGGAGCCATATTTTACCAAGCGCACGAATGCCATTCTTTTTCCTGTATTGGATTATTTTTTCTTCAAGGCGATCACACCACTGGTCAGCGTCTAAACCAAACCCGCAGTCATAGTCAAAAATCGTATAACCGCCGATTGTTGGCTGCCAGAAATACCATGTTGATGTGTCTTTTCTGCCTATGTCTGCACTGATATAAAAATCAGCGCCATCTGGGTCAAATTCAACATGAGAACCTATCCGCCCCTGTTTTTCCAGCTTTGATATTCCAGCCGCTAGTATTGCGCCAATGTTTGACGCAGTAAAGCTGCACATATATTCTTGGTCAAACTTAGATAATCCGTAATCCTCGCCAAACTCGTCAATAAATGCTTTTTTCTCTTTCGCTATTTCTTCTAACGTCAAGACTTTTGTTTGCTCAACGTCTAAAATCTCGGCATAAGCTTCCGGATTGTTTCTTGCCGCCTGGAATGTTTTGTATGCGTGATTTTTGCCGCGTGGCGTTGTAATAAATATCTGCCAGCCTTTATTTTCTGCAAGAATCGGGCGAAAATGCGCTCTGGAATTTGGATTAGCAAGCGCCCACTCTGAATATACAATCCCGGCTGGCGTAGCGCCGACAAGACTATTGTAACTATCGCTTCCCACTACTTGCCACGTTGACCCGTTTTTGAACTCGATCATCATTTCCTGATTTCGGGTCGTTTTTCGTAGCTCAACTGGAAAAGCCTCATCTATTCGCTTTTTGCCAGTGTGCGGGTTTACAGCATCCCATATAGCTTTACGTGCTTGAGAGTATTCCGGGAGCATGTGCCAATACCCTGCCACTCTCTCAAAAGCAGCGCAAGCGGCGCGGTGCAAAGCTATTTCGTCTTTGCCTGACCGCCTGTGCCAGATCAATTCAGCATGCCGACCACCGCGCTCTAAGTATTTCCACGCTTTCTTTTGATAACTACGTGGCTCCCAGTTGTTGGGCAATACGATTTTAGTCATCAGAAAATCGTTTGATTACAACCGTCAAAGCTCCACCATTGTCCCCAACATGCTCAGTTCGTGCTAACTTGGGCGCAGCAAACTCAGCCAGCTTTGCCAACAGGTCAAGGGCTTTGCCGGGGTCTGGCTTGATTTCTCTTTCTAAATCACCTTCTGCCACTATTGTTAGCCACTTGGCAACGTTATCGGCATTACCCTCCAACAGCTTATTGATCGTTTCCCTGAATTCGCGTGTGGCTTTGTTCGGTGTCCCGGCAGTTCTTCCTCCGGTCTTCGGTGTTCCTTTAGGCCGACCAAAGCCGGATTTCGGCTTAGTAGTCATAATCTATCCATTTTTTACTATAGATAGGTTTATTCTACACAATTATGCGGTTTTTGCAACACTTGCTCTTATGTATCTTTTGTATTGTCGGCTATCTAAAATGAATGCATCGCAGTTAATAACTGGCCGTTTCTTAAAGTGACCACCTAACCCGACCAAATACAAAGCGTATCTACTGACGATGTATTTTCTTTTCATTTTGCACCCCACTTTATAGGGTCGCCATCAATGTCAACAACATAAACAGGCAGCGCCATTGTTTCTGCGTCGGCTTTTATTCGCTCTTTCCATACCCCCGGAATTTGTGCGTACTTTTCCCCCGTTATTGTCCGGCATGGGGCGAGTTTAGGATAGCTTTCTTTTGCAAGTAGCCTATCCAGTTCTTTAGTCTCACTCTGTTTGAAAAGTTTGTAAACTACTCCCAGCGGCCATTCTGGGTCGTCTGTTTTGTTCCAGCGTATTTGTAGTTTGTCCATATCTATCAAAATATAAGGCTGTATAAGGTGGGGCTTATTACCCCGGATGTCCGTAGCCCTATCCGTCGATAGGGTTCACCTGTAAATCCAGGCTATACGCTTTGCAGGCTACTTTCGTAGCTCCTGTGCCGGACTGTTCACTAACATTGAAGCAGGCAGGGTTTGACCTGCTATCTCAGTCCCTACTCATCGCGTCTGAGGCCACGAACATTCGGGTTTTGTGCGTGTCCATTAAGTGCCTACGCACTCCACGCCGCCGCTTCAATGTTAGTCCCCGTACTTTCCGGGGTGTCATCTAGGTGCTGCATTTAGAACTGCCTAGCCAATTCGAGCAAACGAAAGCAGCGTCCGTTTTGTTAGTGGCGGTGCTGTCTCCCCGCTTGTGGTTTTGTCCTTTCGGCTTGTCCACCAGAACACCACGGCTTTTCACCGTTGATCTTGCGTATCAGCCTACGCATTCACTAACAAGTCTAGGGTCTGCTCGCATAAAGCAGCGACGCACAAGAAAGGACCAAACCAAAACAACGGCGCTAACCCGTTGCCAGACCCTAGACTTTTTAGCACTAACATGGAAGGACGCCCCGACTTACATTCCCCCGCCTGCTGCATAATGGCTGCGGCTAATGCGTGCATCCTTTCATGTTAGTCCCCGTACTTTCCGGGGTCAGTGCTTATTTTCCCTCATTTTCGCTATCTTATCCAACATTTCCCGCTTTTCAATTAGCGCTTTTGCTTTCTTTTCTGCTTCCGCTTTACTCATTCCAGCGTCGTATTGAAGTATTGCTGCGCGTTCTTCAAATGCTTCTCGGTCATTCATTTTGTTTCTTTTAGTATGACTGCGGCTGCACGGCAAATTTTGTTCCAATCACCTCCAAGTACGTCAATACCCCACTGCTCTGGTTGCGCTAGTCGCTCACGTAGTGCTTCAATTGAAGGAACTTGCATAAAAAGATCAGGCTCACCGCCTTTGATGTATGCGACCAGCGCTTCAAGATCGTTTAGCGCTTGCTGTATTAGTTCTCGGTCAGTTTTGTCAGTCATTTCATGCACTCCCAATACTTGCCGTTGAATACTGGCTTACCTTCGTTTTTAATGCACAATGCGCGGTATTCGGATGCAGGGTCTTCACCGTTTGCGTGCTTGTATAGTGTAAACACACCATACGCGACTGCAAAAAATAAAAAAACAGAAAGCACCGCAATTACCACTATATGTACAATTTCAAAAATAGCATCTTTCATATGTTTTCAAAGTTATTCATTGCCCATTGCTCTTATTGCATCCGCCATTTCTTTACCAATTCCGGCAGCTATGTATGATTCACACTTTTTTGCGCATTTTTCACGCTCCGCTGCGGCTCCTGCTGCGTAGACAAGGGAGGCGAAGCGCATAGTTTCCTCTTCAAATATTTCTATATTAGCCTCGTCTGCCATGCGGATTATGTCTGCCATGCGGAGTATATCGTCTCGTGTCATGTTCAGTACCCCCACCGAATGCGTAAGCACACAATATACAAATGCAGGGCAAACTCGTTCCCGCCGCTGAAAAACCCGACTGCAAAGCATGGCCACTTTCGCGGAAAAAACTCAATCGTGAAGTGCAATGATTTTTTCATTTCATTCCCTTTCCAATCTCTGCCGCCTTCGCGGCAAGTTCTAGCATTTTTCTGTCAGTCATTTATTTCCCCTTGCTTTCAACATAGCATCGGCAACGATGTAGCAGTCTTCAGCAATAATTTCTGAAAGTGTCGGGTTTTTATATGTGTTGCCTGATGTTCTTGCTTCTTCCAATCTATTAGTAATGACTGCTGACATAGCTTTCGCTGCAAAATAGTCGCGCAGGGTCATGCCGTGTGAGTCTTCAACGTAAAGTTTCATGTGTTTTTCTCCTTTAATTTTGTTTCAACGGCACGGGTGAATTCTGTCACCTCATCGGGCGCCAAATACATTGCTCTGCCCTCGGCTTTGTCGCCGCCGAAAATGCTGTGACCTGTGATGCGCTCCCACTCGTCCTCAATCTCATCATCCGTCAGCCCTTGCCATGCGCGTTGTGGATGTTGCGCGTCATACTCGTGCCAGTGCTTTTCGCAGATCACGCCATACGCTACCGCAGGGCTACCATAGCGGTCAGTAGTAGCCCACTCAGCGGGAATGCCACCGTACTTCGAAGGACAGCCACATGAAAGTTTCCAGTGCGTTTCATCAGCTTGCTGAATAGCAGCACGTAGGGTGGTGATGGCGTCGGCTTCCAATTCGCTCGTCGTCCAAACTTTGACGGTTCCGGTTACTTGTGACAGCTCGCTTTTACCGCCTCGGCAAAATTCATCAAACGTCATATCGACGATCTTTTCATTGATGATGTCCATATCTCTCTCCTTAGTTAGTAAGAGATATTATACACACTTATTTAGATCATGCAAGCGCTAAAACGCACATTGCAGCATCACGTTCGTGTTGATTGCTTTTCTTTGTCCAGCCAGTGATTTTGTTGAAAGTTTCCGCGTCTAGCTTGCGTCCTTTGTGTTTTGGGCTTATGCCGTGAGCGCTTACTTTCATTTCTTCACATATGGCGCATATTAAATTGCATATAGCGTCAACCTGCCCGACATTCCGGGCTATCTTCATGCGTGCAGCTTGGCTAGTGCCCCGGCTCCAAACTGGCGAAGTCAAGCGCGAATCCTCGAATATCACGCTTGTAACGGAAAAGCTAGGAAGCAGCGTTATTAGCTGTATTGGCGTCCAGGTGGTTAGCTTTGTAAGCTTTCCGTTCTCAAATATAGCTACTCCCGTATTTGTACCGGGGTCAAGTCCGATTAGCATACTCATTTATCAGCTTAGTCACGCCAGCAGAAAAATTCCCGCCGCCGATCTTTTTCGCTTTTTCATGCGCTTTTTTTGAAATGTAGATATTCACGCGCTTTGCGTCTTCAATTGTTTTTGGCTTGCCGATTTTTTTAGTGTCCATAATCTCATTCTACACACTTACGCGGCAGGTTCAAGCCTTTTGTCCCAATCACACTCAAAAGAAAATGGAAGCCTGCCGAATATCTGCATTAGCTCGCGCTCCTTAGGGCTTAACGCGCAGCCTTTCGACATCTCTAAGCCAGCCCGATGACTTCGCACAGGCAAGAATGCTGGTTTTGACGCGTTCGGCAATGTCGCGCCCAAGTCGGGCTTCAATGTCTCGCAAGTAGTCCGCGACTTTATCTCTTTCCCCATCATGAAAATTCTCGACGGCGCAGCAGAAACGCTCAAAAGTCTCGGAGCGCTCATTCGTTTGCTGCCTCATAGGTTTCTGCGATGTATTCAATTATTTTTTGCGACGCAATAATATTTTGAGACAAGAAAGCAAGCGCCATCTGTCTGTTTTTCATAATAAGCTCTGGCAGTTTGCGCCCGGCTTCTTGTATTTTGAGTACGTCTTCGCTGTAGTCTTTCATTAACTTATTCCTTTGCAGCGTTTTTGTTTGCCATCGAAATTAAACATTGTGCGCGAATATCTGCCAACAAGTTTGCTGTTATTCCATGCCTATCCATAACTTCAAACGCCGAGCGCATCATGCTTTCAAACAATTCAATATCGCTTTGTCTCGCAACGACCGGGTGACGATAGCGGTTGAGATACCCGCAGTGTTGGCAACGGGTTTCTGTTGTTGCCATTTCCATTTCTGCCATTTCTTGCAACGTTTCGCCAAGCCACTTGCTCATAGGTTTATCGTTATAAGTGTTCATAATTTTCTCGCTCCTTTTTCCTTTTCACATAACACTACGTTCCTGCGGATTCGCTACGCTCACCGCTGAACTTATCCGTTAGAACTTTATGAACCATCGTTATGCCGTTCTTTTCCATAAAACGCCTCCTCAAGAGCTTCTCGCATTGTTTGAGGATTATTTTTATTCTTTCCACGATCAAAAATTTCTTCTTTGTTATTCATTTGAGAATCTTGGTGCATTTTCTTTGCTTGAAATAATGCACACTGACAAAAGCAAAAAACCGTGGAGGGTTCAGGTGCAAACTCAATACGTCCTAGCTGTTGCTGACATGTCAAATGTTGATAATGTGCCAATTGGTTTTCTTTCATAAAAATTCCTTTTCTAACCCATCGTTCCAGCGGATGCTTCGCCCCGCTGAACTTCGCCGTTATGCTTTATGCTGTTCCACACCGTAGGTTTCCCGGTCACGCTTTCGAGGTAGCAACCATCCGCTTTGTCAGGTCGAACGTACTTCGCAAGGAAGTCAACGCGCCAAGTGCGGACTCCTGTACTCTTTTTGCTGATTTCGTTGCGCTCCACGCGCCACACCGCCCCCTCGATGGGATCAAGTGCCCCATGACCGCCGTATTCGCCGAGAGACTCCATCGCTTCAGCAATACTCATCGGCTCGCCGATTCGCACAACTTTCGGCAGCACAAAATCGCGCGCTCTTGATTGCACTTCCTCGAACAGCGCCCGCTCAGTGCCGCGCATGATGTCGAACAGAACGAACGGTTCATGCGGCAGTTCGTAGCGAGTGCCGTGCGCCTGTAGCAACCACTCTCCTACGCACCGCTCGCCCTCATGCAGCATAGCGTCAAATCGCGCATAATTCTGCGTTACCCAGTATGCGAACTTATGGTGTTGTTCATATGGCGAGGTGTTTGCGTTGTAGCCAGCACGCGTCAGCGGCAGAATCTGCCCTCTAACCTTGCAAATACCTACGTTCGATCCGTCAAGTTTTTCTTGCACGATAATGCGGTCGTGCTTGTCTCGCGCCTTCTCGTTGCATATGCGCTTTTGTCCTTCGTTGCAACTGTGGTCGCCTGACCCCATACGCGAACCTGGAAGGTGCGCGATGCTTCCGTAGTTCTTAATGCCTAAAGGTTTTGCATTCATAGGTCTCCTCGTTTCTTTACTAAGCTCCAGCGGATGCTTCGCACCGCTGAACTTCGCCGTTAGTCGCCAAAGCACCCGGGCTTGCCGCACCACAGCCGTTCAATTACCGGCTTGATGCCGCCGCTCCAATCTTGTTCGCCTGCGACGGTCACGGCCTTGTATGCCAACACCGCGCCGCCGACCCAGATGCACAGGATTAGCACGAGCACGCCGCCAATAAACCACGTCACAAAACGTTGCATGCGATTGAATCGCTTGTCGAAGTCGCTGTTCCAGCTTTTCATCATTTTTCCTTCAATAACTTTAAGCTTTGTAATAATCCAAAAGTAACCCAATAACGCAAACAAGAACAAGTAAAATCCAAGCAACGCCTTCAGCAGAAATTTTCATCATTTTTCCTTTCACCTAACACTACGTTCCAGCGGATTCGCTACGCTCACCGCTGGACTGGGCGTTAAGATAGACCCCATGATTAGTCGGGTTTCATCGTTACTCTCCTTTATTTTCTACGTTAGGCACTATTACGCCGTGTCTTTCGCATACAGCACCACGTTCGTCATCCATTTCAAGAATGCACCATTTGTCAGTACCCTCACATTTCGGGCACGACCAAATACCACCTTTTTCTTTCATTTCACTATATGTAGGCCAATTCATGATTAATCCTAAACTTTGTAATAATCCAACAAAAAACCAAGAACGCAAACAAAAACAAATAAAATCCAAACAAAGCCTGCAACAGTAATTTTCATAATTTTTTCCTTTTCACCTAACCCATCGTTCCAGCGGATGCTTCGCACCGATGAACTTTGCCGTTAGCCGTCACCAGCCTGAACCGATGACGGCCTCCTGTTCACTAGGCCGTAATGATCCAGTCCTCGGCCAGCATGTCAGTCTGCGAAGCCAGCCACGGCACTTTTGCGCCGGGGGTCGTCTTTGCGTCCTGCGGGTAGTTGATGTAGATGTACGGCAGCGTCATCTTGCTGTTTGCGTCAGGCGTTTGCAGTTCCAGCCAAAGACTAACACCATTCCAGCCGCTACGGGCTACCTTGTTGCCGCTTTTCAGTTCTTTCAGTGCTGTGCCAAAGTCCATTTTGTTTCCTTCGCTGTTGTGCCGTATCTAAAGGGCGCACGGCTAACCCATCAATCAACAAGGACTTGGCGCATAAAGCCGCGCCAAGCCTGTTATTTCAAGCGTTAGGCAACTTGAACTTTTCAACGTCCCATATCCAGAACTTGAGAATCATAGTGCCGTAATCCGCATAGTTTTCAATAACGTGAATTCCGTTTTCAAAACGATTTAATTCATTCCTTCGGTTAAAAACCCATGAATTCCTTATTGATAAACAAAGTGAAAACAGCGCAAAACAAATCGCCACAATATCTAACCAAGCCATGTTTACTCTCCTTTGTTTAACCGTTTTAACTTGGCTAATAATTTATTGTTTTTTTCTACACTTTCAGCTATTTCTTTTGAGTGTTTTTTGAATAAATTATTAACCGTTTCTGCTGGCATTTCAAATATATTTGATTCCAGATAAGCGAGAATTTTTTCAAGTTTGATTAAATCAATCAGTTCTTCGCGTGTTAATGTGTCTAGTTCGTCAGCGTTTATTTTAATACTCATGTTTACTCTCCTTTAGGTAGTTCTGGTAACGGCATCCAATGGGTAGGTTGCCACTGCAAATATCTTTGCGCACAATGAGAAAACCATCCATCAACGAGCCATTCGACAGTACCGCCAGATACAATTATGCTAGTCCCATCCTTCGGTGCAGTCTCTATAGGTTGCCAAGTCATTTCATCTCTCCTTTGTTTTTTTGAAGCATGTATTGGACTGCGCTACCGCCTCTCCTCCAAGCATCTCTATCTTCTCTAAGTACTTCCATTTCATGAATAAGAAATTTTATAATTTCAATCAGTTCCTCTCGTGAAAGCGTGTCAATTTCTTTTCCCTTCCATGTATGTATCATTTCACTCTCCTTCATTTTGTGTGTATTTTACACAATAAAATATAGCTGTCAATCAAAAACTATCCCATCAAATCCTAAATTGCGCGGTTTTTTGTTTTCTTGCTTCATGTACTCATCTTCAATCTGTTTCGACTTTGCGGTTAAATAAGCGTCAACTTTATAAAGCCATTTCGCTGGCATTATTTTCCCTTTTTCGTCCAAATCTGTCTTTTTTGGCATCAGTTCAGGGTAATGCTGTTTGAGTATAGGTTTGTAATAGTGCCAAGGAAAGGCTATACGACCCACCATTGCTTTTCTAATGTCTGCCGATAGCTCCACTATATCCTTGCCATCTTCTTGCATCCAGCGCGTTATAACCATGCTTGCGTATGGTGCGCGTCCAAAGTGGCAATTACAGTACCAATGCTGGCCGTCAATGCTATTTCCTGCCGGGGCATCGCAATTGTGTGCGTTGCATCCGGTTGACTTTGGCTCGTCCTGTTCTTTTTTAACGGTCAATTCCTTAAACTTTTTCATCTGTGATATTTCCCTTCTAAAACTTTGGCAAAGTTATTCGGCCTCATTAGCCATTCAAAATCAGCCCGGAACGGCACTTTCCCATTCCTGCCATCCGCGCTACCAATCAAAAACTTGGATTCAGCCACTTTCAAAAAATACGATTCAAAAAACTCAAGACCTTCGCTTTCCGTTTCCCAACTATCAGCCTGGCAGACTTCCCGCCATCGGCTTGCAGCATAAGCCTGTCGGGTTTTTGTCATTACCGCCACTTGTGGGCACGTTGGCAGCGCTTTGTGGTACAGATCAACTAACTTTTCAACAGGGCATCTTAAAGGTGCATCGCGTGAGCGATCACTAAGATACGTAGTATCTTTATCTTTTATATTGGTTATTGGTTTATGGTTAGTGGTTAGGTGGAGGTTCGTGTCTTGTTCGTTCACGGTTCGTTCACGGTTCGTGCGTCTTTTTTCTTCGCGCTCTTTTGCTATTCTTGCGTTAGTGCTTGAATTTTCGTGATATTTATCAATTTCATCCTGAATTCTTGACTGAAAATATACCCCGTTGTTTTCTGTAAAGAATTTTTCTAAAACAAACCGGACTGCCTCTTTTTCTTGGTCAGTTCTAGCCCAACACCAGTCATAAGCCTGTTCGATTGTCGGGAATTGTTCACGGTCATAGCACGCATCCATCAGAAGCGTGTACGCTCCGTGCTCAAGCATGGAAAGCCTTCCAGCTTTTTTGTGGTAATCCCCGATGTTTCTTTTGAAGTAATGCATACAATCCTCTTTGGTGGACGATCCCGTGTGGAAATTACCGGGAGCATTCGACTCGGTGGAGTCATTGAGGCGGCATCGAGACCGTCCCCAAAGAGAACTGTATCAATGCTCCATTTACGCTTTCCACGGCGTAATTAGATTTTATTCGTTTGCTTCAAAAATGCAAGCCCCTGCTTAGTAATCGCCCACACTCGTGCGGGTCGTCCTTTTTTGCTCAGCCTTGTATCAGTCGTAACTCTGACATAAT